CAAGCTTGTCAATGAACAGTTCAGTTGGTGAAGTATTAAGTGCTGACATTAGTTTTGAAGCAAATGGAGCACCTACAGAAGTATCTATCTAAATCATGGGTGTTTATTTTGGTCAAGCAGGGGAAATAACCCTTAAAAGAGATTCACTTCAATCTGCTTTGCAGACGAAGTTAGATCCTTTTGACGTAAATACATCAACAAAAAGATTTAGTGTTGACCATAGTTCTGGTTCGTTGATAACTGGGGATGAAGTCGAAATAGAAACGGCTGATGGTTCGACACTTGAATTAGTTAGTGGTCATAGTTACCCAGATGGAAAATGGTTTATTAATGTTGATCAGGTAGGTGGTCTTCGTTTATATAGTTCTTTTGCTGCTGCAATAGAAGGTGGACAAACAACAGCCTTAACTCTTGTTGCTCCTAGTTCTGCAAAAGATATTTTAATTCGTACCAGAAATGAAAGATTTAGGCATGTAGCAGGTGTTAGAGAATTTGAAATGACAACGAGTAGAGAGCAAGTTGATTTAACAAATCTTGGAGATGAATTTAGAAATCAATATGAGGCTGGTTTAATTAGTGGTCAAGGATCAATGACTTGTATCTGGGAGCATGATTATGACACAGGAGATAGGGCTAATGAATACGGAACAGATCCAGAATTTCCATTTTATTTAGCTCAATTGCTGGTTCGTACTCAGCAAGGATCAGATTTTGATGGATTATTTTATATTTACCGTGATCCTGATAATTCAAAGAAAAATGTCTTTTATGAAGCCAATTGCATTATTACTAATATTGCTGTAACGGTGTCTGTGACTGAGGTTATAGAGACAAGAATAGAATTTGTAACAAATGGAGTGATTGGTTTAAAAACAGGAGATACACCTGGATACTTGTTACAAGAAAACGCAGATAAGATCCTTCAGGAAAATCAAAGTCGCATATTGCTCGAACAGGTTTAAACTGCTGGTATTGGTTTTTAGTTAGTCGGCAATGGCAGATCTCCAGATTACGGGTTTACCCGCTTTAGCAGAAGCAGGTATTCAAGCAACAGACGTAGCGGCGGTTGCTGATATTAGTGCAACTGAGACTAAAAAAGTAACGATTAAAGATTTAATTGCTGCTGGTGTTGCCTTAATTGATACAGCGTCAATACCTGCTGCAAAAGTAGGAACATTAGGTACAAATCAAGTAGCAA